GTACCAAGTATTCGTCCCTCGCTGAGGTCGATTAATTCTGATATTGCAGTATTTGCTAAATATTTACTTATTGCCATGTTATATTTATACAAGTTGTTGATTTTATTAGAAAAAGAAAATCTCTAATAAAATCATATACTTGTGCAAGCAGTTGATTTTATTGGAGTTATAGTTACTAAAAAACATGTACAACTTCTGCCAATATGGGATAATAGACCTAAATAAAGGAGATTATATGTTAGAAACTAAAATCGTAAAAGGAAAAGAAATAAAGAAGTTTAAACCTTCACCACTTGCAATCAAAGTAACACATTTGGCTCGCGATGAGTGGGATTTACAAGATCTTGATTGGATTATAGACGCAATCAAATTACATAAGATGAATGTACAACAAGAACAACTTATAAGGAGCTCATATGCAAAATAGAACAGAAAATTTTATGTTTAGAATCGGTGATTATCAAGATGCTGAAGGATGGCAAAAAATTGATATGATCAAAAAAGCAGTAAAACAAGCAAACAAACAAATACGTGAAGACTATGCAAAAGAGTTTCCACCATCTGATATGTTTAGAAACTTCAAACCAACTACACTTCGTGTATGTCTAAAAGGACGTAAACCAAAACAAAAGTTTGAAAGACGATTATGGAGTTGGAAAGAAGATAAGTTTGTTACTAAACTTCGTGGTCACTCACATTTTGGTGATATCTTAGGTGGACTAGAAAATGCAGGAAAAATTGATGTATATCTACAATATCGATATCCTGAAAAGTTTGTTCCAGGATTTTCCACCGTCTTTGCAAAGAAATTCCGTACAGTTATAGCTGCAGCTTTTTCAGAATAATGGATATTAAAGAAGTAGAAAAACTCAGTTTAGACGAAGCTAAAAAAGTAGCTTTAGAAAAGATTGATAGTTTACCAAATAGAACTATCAATCAAAAGCTACGCAATAATAGACTGAGAGAAGACATCAATAGTTATACATCAATGACTCAAGTTATTGGAACACTATATAGATTACAGCTTGCAAACGAAGGTATGCATGTAACTGGATCTAAATGGCAAGAAAAGTATAAAAAAGGTGTACATTAAGGTAAATTTGTGATATACTGGTACCAGCTATGGCAATGATATATTGTAACTCAGTAAACTACGATTATTCTGGTAGACGACGTAAAAGGGTGATGCGTGCAAAGCGCAAATCTACTCCTTTATCTTCCTTCAAAACCCTTACGTCGTCTACATCTCCCCTTGTTTTAGCACAACTTAAAAAACAAAGAGAGATTAAGTCTTTAGATATCACTGACTTCAAAGATTTATCACACATGAAAAGGAAGGAAACAAATCAATATACAGGAGACGAATTACTTGGTATTGCAACTATGCATAAATCAAATGCAGTACCAGTATCTAAAAACACAGACGCAAAAATATTTGCAACAATGAGAAGAAATTAAATGTATACAATAAACAAAAAACTTGATATAATGGAGTATTATGAGCAATAATTGGGTAAAAGACATCAATAAGATGCACAAGAAATATGGTGTACATGATTGGATTAAGAAAAATCCAGGATCGTACAGAGACTATCTATCATTTAGGATCAGATTTATACAAGAGGAACTAGATGAGTTAAAACAAGCAGAACTACATCGTGATAACGAAGAAGTTGTCGATGCACTCATCGATATCTGTGTTGTTGCGATTGGAACTCTCGATGCCTTTGGTGTTAACGCATATGAGGCATGGGACGAAGTCTTTAAAGCCAACATGAATAAATTTGTTGGTACAAAGCAAAATCGACCTAATCCACTTGGATTGCCAGACTTGGCTAAACCAAATGATTGGGTTCCACCATCACATATAGGTAATCATGGCAAATTACCAAAATAGGAGATATAATGAAATACGACGACGACATCAAAGAAAAACCACCAATACATCTTATACCGACTGAAGTACTAAGATCAGTTGCTACTGTACTCGGTTTCGGTGCCAAAAAATATGCTGAGCATAATTGGCGAGATGACTTAAACGTGACTGCACAAAGCAGAACATATTCATCAATTCAACGACATCTGTTTGCATGGCTAGAAGGTCAAGATATCGATCCTGATAGTGGCCTTCATCATATCGATCATGCTATCACGCAAGCAATAATTCTTAAAATGTCCATTTTATATGCTCCTGAAATGGATGATCGTTACACAACTACGAGAGGTAAAGATGTTTAGACTAACAGTAAAAGATATTCAAAGTAAATTCGTTTGGAACTATCGTAATGAGATGTTTGTTACTGATAAGACTGGTGTAAAAATGCTAGAAATACCAGCAGCATCATTCTTATGCACTGAACCAGCTATCTTTGGTGTACCAAATGAAGATTACATAGAACGTGAAATTGGTTGGTATATGAACCAATCACTTAATGTAAACGATATTCCTGGTGGCCCTCCAGAAATATGGAAACAAGTTGCAGATAAAGATGGTTACATCAATTCCAATTATGGTTGGTGTATCTTTGCTGAAGAAAATGGCAATCAATATTCGCATGTGTTGGACGAATTATCACAGAATCCTAATAGTCGTCGTGCTGTGATGATATATACTCGTCCAACCATGCATCAAGATTATAGTACAAATGGAATGTCAGATTTCATGTGTACTAATGCTGTACAATATATGATAAGAGATGGCTATCTCGAAGTCATTGTACAGATGCGAAGTAACGATGTTATTTTTGGTTATCGTAACGACTTCGCCTGGCAAAACTATATTGCCAGTAAATTACAAAATGAACTTAATCTAAAAGGTAGAAACATATATTGGCAAGTTGGGAGTTTACACATTTATGAACGACATTTCAATTACGTGGAAGAAAAGATATCTGAGCTTGGCATCGGAAATAGCTCAATGGTCGAAGGATCCTAGAACTAAAGTCGGTGCTGTAGCTGTTGGTGGCGTAGGTCAAATCCTTGCTACTGGATTTAATGGCTTTCCTAGAAACATACAAGACTCTGATTACAGATTAAAAGTCAGAGAGATTAAAAATAAACTTGTTGTACATGCAGAACAGAATTGTATTTACAACGCTACAATTAATGGAGTATCTCTTGAGGGTTCTACATTATTTGTATCTGGGTTACATATCTGTAGAGAATGTGCAAAGGGTATTATACAAGTTGGTATAAGTAAAGTCGTATTATCACAATTAGAGATTGTTAAAGAAGGCTGGGAAGAATCAATACAAGAAGCAAAAGATATGATGCTTGAAGCTGGTGTAGTAATAGAGGAAATATAATGTTTAGACGTACTACAAAAACAACTGGAACTAAAACTAGAAACGTTAAACGTACTAGAACAGATAATACTAATGGAACGACTACGTTTAGCACGAGTGTAGGAAACAGAAATCATAGAATGACTCAGTCATTCAACAGCAAAGGTCAAAGTAGAACACAGGTTACAGTTCGAAGAGCTGGAGGTTGGATAGAGAGAACAACAGTTTCTTCTTCATCAGTGGTTCGGCCAAAAAAGAGAAAGAGTTATAAGAGAATGAATAAATGGGAAAAGTTTAAAACTAACTTAAGTTATTTTTTTATATTTTTATTTTTTATATACGCAATATTTGTATCAGGTGGAAATTAATTATGGCAAAGAAATATACAAAGACACATGAATGGATCGAAGAAGGTAAAGATGGAAAATACTGGGTAGGTATTAGTCAAGTTGCTATTGAAATGTTAGGTGATGTTGTATATCTTGAAAAAGGTAAAGATGAAGACGATGTTGTAGGAGCAGGTGATGAAGTTATGGTTATTGAATCTGTAAAAGCAGCATCTGACATTTATGCACCAGTAAATGGTTCTATTCGAGAATTTAATGAAGATCTTATTGCAGAACCTAGTAGCATTACATCAAATGATTGGTTATTTAAGATGGAAATTGCAGATCCTTTCTTAAATGCTTTAGATGAACTAAGTGACGAAGAAATATGATTTCACCTGAACAACAAGTAGTTATAGACCAATTAAAAGGATTAACTTTTGATCAGACTTTGGTTGATGAGGTTGGTAAGTTTACTAAACACGTAATACAAAAAGCTAGGATATTTGAATCATATGAACATAAAAAGGCTTCTGTTTGGGAAAAAAGAGATTTTCCAACAATTGTAAAAAATACTTATGATGGTCTTTTTGCTGAATATTATTTAGTAAAACACCTTGGGTTTAAAACTGATCCTCACATGTGGAAAGATTTAGTCAGCACAAATGGTGTTAAGACAGAAGTTAAAACATTTGCACCAGGAGGAAAGCAGAAACACATCGAGCATTTACAAAATAATAGAAAGACTAAATATAGTTTTGTAATTATGTTTGAAAGAACTGGAAAATCATATCGGTTTGATAGCGCTTGGTCATACATCGATGGTGAATATGAAGAAATATATGTCGATTAAAACAACTAAATACTACGATGAATTTCTGAGATACTATTCTCTTGCTTTAGAACAACAAAAGCTTTGTAATGTTTCTAGCGAAGAGCCTTATGGTATGGTTCCTCACATGGAATCAGGTATACCTGACGATCTTATGTGTAACGTTGAATTATATGATGTAGTTGAACGTAAGTATGCAGGATTTTCTCAGATAGTCAACGATGTATTTTATGGTTGGACTGATCAGCATCCATATTGGAAAAAGATGGAAGCTGGTAAGATCACAATGCAAAGAGAAGCAGTAGCAAAAGATTGGACAGGAAAACATAAAGACTTTGGTTTACCTGAATGGTTATACGTTTTTATATTACATAGGGTTACTGGTTCAGCCATCAATTATGGTACTAAACCTTCAGGTTATTACAATACGCTTCTATTTAATTTACATAGAGCAAAAGATATCGAAGGAATGGTTGAGATTGTAAACAAACATCCTAAACCATTCTATACTTCTATTGGTTATCAATTTCCTGCATTTCCAAAAATACCTGAAGGCAAACCATATAAAAGAGGCGGTGATTATTTCCTATCAGAGTATGCTCCAAAACTTGCAAGAGAAATGGCAGAATGGTTGGAAAGTGGAGGTAAAAGAGATTTACGAGAGATTGGTTCATTCATGTTAGATTGGAATGTAAATCACGGGTTAAGAAAGTATCAATTCCAATATGCAGCTGTAGTTGCAGATGTTGCTGATTGGTACCCACAATATGTTAACAGAGAATCAATGTTTTATTATGGTACAAATGCAGTTGAGTGTATATCTTACCTCGCTAATCCTACCGAAAAAATAAAAAAAGAAATATTCCTTGATAAAGTTATGGAAAAAATATATGAAGACACAGGTTCATATCCATATAATGCAGAAGATGTATGCTGTGACTTTATAAGATGGGTAGAAAACTATATTCGACCAGGAAATGATTATAATCATTTAAACTTTGATAAAGTATGGTCATCATGTAAAATTACAGATCATCCTTTTGGAAGACAGAAAGCAATGTTAGATATGGGAATTGTAAAAACATTTAATGGTATTAAAAACCATCCATCAGACGATGCAATGTTAAAAGAAGCAGGTCTAACAGTAGAAGAGTATAAAAACAAATGCAAGCAGATATAGCAGAATTTATCGATCAACCTTATGACAACATCGAGTATAAGAATACTTCGATTGTTGATATGAAAGGTAATAAGCCAAAAGAAAGTTGGATGAAAGATTGGACACAAGAACAACGATTCGAAAAATTCTTTGAGTTCTGTGATAAGTTTGATAAGAGAGAAGATAAGTTACTTAAAGAAGATTATCAAATCTTTTCTCATAGATTGCATTGGCATGAGCATCCATTTTGTGAGAAGATGCAAGAAGTAAAAAGCAGTCGAGATAGATTATGGTATACACTTGTATTCTCTTTTACGAATGAACATTGGGGAACTCTTACTAAATTAATGGAAGAAGGCGAAGATGCATGTAGAGAACACTTTTCTAAAAACAGGCATGCACGAAATGATTTATTCCAAATCTACTATCCAAAAGATACTGTAGTAAAAGAATGGTTATTAGAAGGACCGAAAAAAGCAGCAGATGCTTTACATCACACTCTTGAAAACGTAGATAGGCCGTATACGATGATGGAGTATTCAAAGATACTTGAAAAGTATTTTAAAAAGTACCAGGCTTTTCGAAGTCCTTTATACCCATGTAAAAATGCATCAAGATATTTGGCTATGTCATATCCTCATATCGTAGATCCTGAATCAATACTATTTGGTGGAACAGGCCACTTCGATGGAATGCAACAAATATTTGGTGGAAAGAATTTAAATGGTAAAGTTAGATATGATATTGATGAAAATGGTAAATTCGTTCCAAAGAATGCAAACGCAGAATTGTGGTTAGAACAGATGAACACACTTGTAAATCATCCAAAGAATCCAATGACATCACAAAAATATTTAAATGTAGAAGATAAAACATGTTTCTTTTACAAACACATTGCAATCACTCATGGTGTAAAAAGTCCAACAAAAAGAATACCTTACACATGGATATTTCCAAATAAATTTAGTTTAAAGAAATGAGAGTAATTACAAATCCAACGTATAACATACCTAAACTCAAAACATCTCATGTTTTAGGTTGGTCTCTTATTTGGTCAGATCAATTAAAAGCAGATATCGATAATAAATGCTCTGATAAAGTTTTACAATATGATGAAATCTTTATTGACCATGGTGTAAACTTCAGCGGAGCTCTTAACTTATTTGGTGGTGCAAATAAACAAATATATGATAACATCAATCGTGTATTCTCTCATGCTAATGTTATTTCACTTGATTTTGATATGCCTGATCTTGGTGCACAATTAAAGTCAAGAGTAAAAGCACCTACCACCTATGAAGGAATAACTGAAGAGTGGTGTGATAAACTATCTGCAAGATTAAAGAACGTTCCATCACTAAAACAACAAGAGTTAACTCATTTGTCAGGCGTATCTGTAGGTGATTCACATACATCTGCATTCTCTCGAAAAGATGATGTAGTACTTAGAACAAATGGTAAAACATTATTTGGCCAATTGAGAAGAGGATTAGAAGAGGATTTCAGAGGTATGACACCAAAAGGAGAAATCACATTCTGTTATGGTTCTATAGATATAAGACACCACTTATTAAGGCATGATGATAAGTTAGAAGAGCTGATTACAGAATATGTAAAACAAGGCGATAAATTTGGTGATGTAAAATATGCAGCTCCTGTTCCAGTTGAATACGAAGAAAGAAGATTGCCAAAAACTGGTTATTATAAAGGAACACCATTTTTTGGAACAAGAAAAGAGCGATATGATTTAACAATGAGATTTATTGATTTACTAAATAAGAAATCAAACGGCAGAGTTGTAATGCCACCTGAAGATTGGTATTCAATGGATCCAGAAAAATATGCTAAGACATATATGGAAAATGGTTCGAGTGTGCACATAGCACCACCATATTATCGTAGAAACGATTGGGGAACAACATGTTTAATGTAACCACAGATACAAGAAACAAAGACATACCAGGAAATATGACAAGAGCTGAAGCTCGTCAATTATACCTTGATATGTGGGGTACATTTAACACCAAATGTCCTCCTCCAGCAGTACAACACCTTGCTGGAGACAAATATGTGTTAAGAGCAGATTTAGCACCAGGTGGATTAAAAGCGTTTGGTGCAGAAAGAGTTATAGCAGAAACAAAAGAAGATACGCTTGTATATTGTGCGCCACGCCAAGGTCATGCCCCTGACGCCATAGCAATGTTAGCGGAAATGTATGACAAAAAAGTGGTCTTCTTTTGTCCTGCTAGCACAACAGTTTCAGATCATCAGGGTTCATTGTTTGCTTATGACCACGTTGATGTAAGATTTATAAAGATAGCAGCCATGCCAGTGTTAAATGCTTATGCGAAAGAATGGGCAGAAAGAAACAATGCTAAGTACTTACCATTTGGATTGACTGGTGAAAAGACAGTTACTGCAGGTCTTATTAATATGGCTGTACATATTGAAAACTCACTTGGAAAACAACCATCACAAATATGGTGTGCAGTATCTACAGGTACAATGATTAGAGCTTTACAGATCGGATGGCCAAATGCTGAAGCGCATGGAATTGCAGTTGCACGTAACATACATCCAGGAGAAATCGGTGAAGCAAAAGTTATTTCAGCGACTGTACCATTTTTAAAAGCAGATCCTATTGCAGAGACAATGCCATTTCCAACAACATCTGCTTATGATGCAAAAGCATGGAAAGGTTTTATAGAACAAGGAAAGAAAGATGCAATATTCATCAATGTTGGTTCAGACCAGCATATTAATCGAAACTTAGATAAAGTAAACGTCAATGAGATTAATAGTAAACGTGAATGGAAAGATATGGGAGATTTTTTAAAGAATCGAGCATACGATAAAGATATTGAAGTAATTAAATTAGACTTAAAAAAGAAAGCTAGCTTAGAGGAGTTTTTATAATGTACAAATATAATGAAGGTGAACTATTAAGACAACTACAAGAATATGTGGATAAAACTTATAATGAACATTATTCACAGAATCAATTTCAAGCCACAGAGTTTATTATAGATGGTGGTCATGGTGAAGGATTCTGTATAGGTAATATTTTAAAGTATGCACAACGATATGGAAAGAAAGAAGGTAAGAATCGAAAAGATCTTTTGAAAGTTTTACATTATGCTCTCATTGCTTTATATGTACATGATAAAGAGAACGGAGGAGTTAAAGATTATTTTTCACCACATAAAGCTATAGCGAAGGCGCACATTGATGATGCGTATGATAGTAACTTAAGTCATACACGAAAACAAAAGGCACTTTATATGGACGATACAGATGAAGAGAAAGAAGCATATTATGCTGACGAATGGAATAAGCCAATAGGATGATGTGGAGAATCTGGGCAAAAGCATTAGGCGATAAGACTGGCAAATCAAATAGAGAAGCTGATCTTATCGCTATAATAAGAACAATAATAGTGTTGGTCTACTTAAGTACTAACATTATGATTGTAATGGGTATAATTCATCATTGGTGATTTATGATTTTAAAAAGACTATTAGATAATGATATGAAAAAGAAAGAAAATTTAGATGCGCTTGGCGTGGACATCGACTTAGATAATGTATGGAAAACAAAACACACAGCACTATTAATTGTTGTGGGTATTGTTTTGATTGTATCAATTGCAGTAAGTGTGGTATCATGAGTAGATATGGTAAAGGCAAAGAACCACTCGGTCCTAAATGGGAAGCTGTAGTATTTTTTGCTATGGTTATTTACTGTGGAATTGTACTTTATTTCTTAGCTTGATATAAATACATTAACATGTTTATTTTAGGACAAATAGGAATGAAAGATGACCCGTACTCGGAAAATATCTCGTTGGTTGTTCAGAGCCTATCTTGTCTATTCAATAACGGCTGACATACTTCTATTGCTTGGATTAATATATGGGGCATACTGGTTCTATTCTTGATGAAAGAGAATCTCTAATTAAATATTGCGAAGGATTATACTTCGAATTATTTGGTACACACCATGATTTTAGTTCTTATACACAAGAGGAACTAAGAGAGAATGCTTATATATTAGAAGAAGGAATTAGTGGTAGTCAGTATAACCAGGATCATTAAATCTTATTCTTTTAGCGGCTAATTCAATAGCTTCAATAATCTTTGTGTAACCTGTACATCTACATAAATTACCTGCTAAATGGTTTCTTATTTCTCCTCGTGTAGGATAAGGATTATCATCTAGTAATTTCTTTGCCATCATCAACATACCTGTACCACAGAAGCCACATTGTAAAGAACCTAATTCTTCGAAAGCTTCTTGTAATGGGTGTAATTGATGATTATTTGCCAGACCTTCGATCGTCTGTACTTCTGAACCGTTAGCTTTGACTGCTAACATAATACATGAGTTAACTACTTCACCGTCGACTATAACCGTACAGGTACCGCAGTCTCCCACGTCGCATCCCAACTTGGCACCAGTGAGGTCTAAATATTCTCTTAGAAATTTTAAGAGCGTAGTCTCTGGTGGCACGTCGGCAGAACGTTTCTGTCCATTTACCCGAATTTCTACCTGCATTAATCAGAAGCAACGACCATGGCAAAAGGTTTCATTTTTCCTGAACATGTAGTTAAAGAAGTTTGAATGACTGAGCCATCGACGTTTTTAAATAAAGGCTTAATGAAATTAACAAATTCAGCATGCGATCTCCAACGGTTTTGTAATGGGTGGTGGTCTTCGTAGATATGATCAGGTCGACCAACTCTACTTGTAAAAATCCATTTCTTTGCAAACTGTTTATAGTGATTTATCATACGAACAGGATCTTTAATATATTCTAAAACTTCTACACATAGACCTACTTCCCATTGCTTTCTTTCTGCACTAGCTGGAAGTGGTTGTCCACCCTTTGCTCTGTACTGCCATAGATCAAGTAGATCAAAATCTAAATCATGTTGTAACATACATTTTTTATTGAGATCTATTGAAAAATAGTCTTCGTTATGTTTAGCATATTTTTTAATAAATTCGTTTCCAGCACCAAGATCAAGCATTGAACAATTATGAGGAATCTTAGTAGTAATCGTATCGTATATTTCACCCCATCGTGCAGACTCTTTCCACTGTTCTGGAAAAAAATGTTCTTTAAAAGCTCTAGAGCATAATCTTATTACATTTTGAGGAACATACGTTGGTGAGTATGACATAATTTATCTCCTATGGTGTACAAACACCAATCAAAAATGGTTTTGGAAATCCTGTTCCATAAGTTACAATATCTGTAAAGATTACATCACTTACAGTTACGCTTGTAAAATGCTCATTTAAGAATACTATCCATTCGTCTCTTGTCCAACCATTTTTAAAAGTCAGTCGACTTTCTCTGAAAGCTATGTTTTCTTCAGTTATAGGTCTAATTGTTAAAACCCAATTTGTTGCATACTGTTTATAATGATCTAATAATCTACCTGGATCTTCAATGAATTGAAGTACTTCTACAAGAAGACCAATATCCCACGTCCTATCAAAAGTAAGAAGAGATCCATCTAAATCGTGAACCTCATCTGCTGCAGGATTTACGTCAACACCATGATAATCAGTACAAGTAATTGTATTGAGTATATCTTTGTCTCCACAGCCTAAGTCAAGTATTGATGAACCACTTGGAACATAATCTGCAACATCAGTGTGAACTGCTCTCCATCTATCTTTGATGCTATGCATGCTAGCTAGTTTTGATTTATAATCGGAATCTACAGAACTTGCTGTCCAATCTTTTGATAGTATATTGTTATCACTATCAAGTGTTAAACCGTTTGCTCTTATAGTTTCAAATTCTGTAGTGAATGTAGATTTATCTGTCATAATAATTTATTTATACAAATCAAATCTTTGTTTTAAACCATTTTACATATAAATAGTTAAAAGCAATATGGAGTAGATTATGCGCTTTGCACTTATACTAATGTTAGTATGCAATGTGGCGTTGGCAGATACAATTACGTTTGGATTTAAGAATCCATCGTTCAGTGGTGTTGGTCAAGGTTCACACTATCTTACTGTAGAAAATCAAGAATCATCAAGAGAAAAAGCAATTCAAGATGCACTTGATGCTGCAGAACGAGCAGCACAAAGAGAAGAGGATAACTCAACTCTTGCTAAGTTTATTCGTAACCTTGAGTCAAGAATTTATGCTCAGTTATCAAAGACTTTAGTCGAGCAAATGTTTGCAAACGAGGATCCAGTATTGTTTGGTAGTTTCGTATTAGAAGGTTCAACTGTCTCATACGAAGTAGTTACAAATGACGACTTAACCCAGTCAATTGTTCTGATCATAGTAGATCCTGAGGGTTCACAAACTTCAAT